ACCGACAAAAACCTTGACCCCCTTGACCTCATCCTCCCATTGCCGGCACTTCTCATCGATATCAACCCCAACGATTTCCGCACCCGGGAAGTACCGTTTCCACATCCATAGGGACCCTCCACCCATGACGCCAATCTCAAGGAGTCTCTTGGGCTTCAGTCCTTGAAAGTGGAAGTCATAGGCCTCAAAATAATGTGTCCATCTGAGGATCTGACCTTTCTCTCTCTGTTGTGCCGCTTCAATCAGTTTCATCGCCAAAGCACCGTTAAGCCGTTGTTGTTGCTGTAATGGTCCATGTTGGTAAATTTACCTCCAGCCATGAATTCCTCTACCGCCTGCCACAGGCCTGGGGTTGATCCGTCCTGTCCGACCTTTGCGAAAAATTCCGTGTCGTGCAACGCAATGATCTTGGCCACCTTTCCAGAATGAAGCCTCAATTCCTCTTTGAGCTGTTTGTACGTGTGGTGGCTGTCGATAAACAGCATGTCTGTTGGCTCAATCTCAACCTCAAGCACGTTTGCCTGGATAAACCGGAATCCAAACCTTGGCATCCCCGCCACGATCTTAGCCTCAAGGTCTTTCGGAATCGGTTCGATATCATAGGATACCAGCATCATTGGCTGGGCCGCGGCTAATGCAACGGTTGAGTTGCCGAACCTGACGCCAAACTCCGTCACATGATTGACGGATTCTGCCAGCTCCCTTAAAAGGGGGAGGTGCTGGTTAATGTCCGTTACTTTTTCGCAACGTTCTTTGTAAAGCTGTTCGATCATTCAATCTTCACTCCAAATACTCTTTTATTTTTTTCACAACAATAGCATCCTCACAAAACACTCCGCATTTTGTGCATTTGAACACATCTTGTTTTGTCTCCACCCATTCATGATGGCAAATTCCCCAGTGATCTCTCCAGGGGCGTTCGCAAGTAATATAGGTTCCAGCCACAGCACTTTTTTTGATTATCTTTAAAGCTTCTTCGCTTATTGGCATGCATGCTATTTCTGTCCATGGCATGAAAGAGCCGGTTTTAATATCAATTCTTTGCGCCCATATTATGATGCAGGAGGACTCTAAAAGCGTATCTGGTTCTATCCATAGGCCTTGCTTTCTCCATGGTATAGCCTCTTTCTCTGTCTGTTCTTTAACAATGGAATTACATTTTGGGCAGTTACGATTATCAAGGCCTTTACAATCGCTCGAATTTCCATCCCAATCACATTCGTCATTTGTGCATTTTACGCTATAATCTAATTTCATGTCAGAACAACCTCGGATCGTTCCTGTGTGCGTCACACCTTGCACGGATAACGTTTTCGTCTATTGGATCGGTCAACCATTGCTGCTTAGAGATTATCCTACCTGCCGTCATATTATGTCTCGCAATGGCTATGTCAGCATCGGCCCAGTGCCAGTGAACTCCCGCGAATCGCTTGCTCGACACTTTAAGGTGTTCGTTATCAAAATATCTATGGGCTCCGATGTGCCATTCGATATGGCTCTCATTTGGCTTAACCACAATCGGTTTGATGTAATGATGCTCTATCTCTGGATCACCATGCCGCCGTTGAAACAGCGGCGCCCTTTCAGGATCCAAATCCGTGTCTTCGACATTCCGGTAAACGTGCCACATGAACGCGCACAGAACGTTTCCATCATTGACCATCCCAAGGAACACTCGCGGATCAATTATGGGGATCTTATCTCCGGCCATCGGAAACACGAATTCATCGGCATCCACCAGAATAACCCACTCCCCCTGAGCTTCGTTATGCGCCGCCCACGACAACTCTTTCTGTTTGCGGTACATATCCCATTTACCATCGGGATATTCGATCAGACGATAGTGCGTATTCGGGAACTTCGATAGGATCTCGATTGTTTCCTCACATTCCCCTGGTCCCATTAGGACAAGAATCTCATCGGCATAGGCATAGTGCCTGCAGAAGTAGGGTGCTAACTGCGGTTCGCTTCCCCATGCCGTTATAACTGAGATTTTCACAGGGACGTTCTCCTTTTGGTAACCCACGCTACCGTGTCTTGGATTCCCTCTGGTTCCCCGAGCAGCTCATTGAACGCTTCTTTGCACCCGGGGTGTTTATAGAACCCATAGTCGTGAAGGGCCATTGTTCCACCGCGCTTTAGTTTCGGCCAGCATATCCTGATATCCATGGCCGTGTTTTCATATGTGTGAAGCCCATCCAAGAACACAAGGTCAAACTTCAATTGGATCTTTGGAACAACGTCATAGGACATACCTTCCACAATAACGATATTGTCGTAACCCTTAATGTTCTGGATGAATTGGTCGTAGGTCGTTATAACATCCAGTTGTCGTTCTCCCATCTTATCCGACTTAAAGGTATCCACTGTATAGACGATCATGGCCACCTCCGCCATGGCCACCGTGGACTTCCCGTAGAACGCCCCAATCTCAAGGCACGATCCGTTTAAGCCGAATCTTTGTAGCGTCATGCATTCCATGGGGTTTGTGTACCCGAACACCTCGTAAAAGTTCTTTCTCATGTTTGCCACTTGTCTTTTCTCAAATCCTGACGATAGTTGCCGGGGTCCCAGGTCTCCCTGTTCTTTTCAATCTCCCTGTTCATGAGGGTTCTTGCAAACGGCCTCATCCTCTTTGTACCGGGTAATCCTTTGTCTTCGAACTCGCTCAATAGGCCTTCCGAGATCCACTCCATATCGTCATTTAAAAGTTGCCTTTTCAGCGGGACGGGCATACCGCATTTGTGGCAATACCGGTCTCTCTGATCCCTAAACTCATCCGGCGTCTTGTTCCACCATCCGGGCTCAACTGGCCATCCCCCTGGACCATCGAGGATGATGTCGAACGCCCCGGCTATTTCGCAGAAGAAAGCGCCTTTCGAGTTCACAATGGGTGCCCAATTCGCCTGCACCCAGCAGTCATCGATCAGCTTCTCCTGGAGGACTTTGCTTTTGACAACATCCCCAACTGATACGAGGGAGGGCTGATGTAGACATATTTCCTTCTGCATATCATCATGCGGATTTTCGTGGATACAGCAGAAGGTGCCCCTGCACATCTCTTTGAATTTCTCATATCGGGGACCGCACGCGGTAAAAAGCTGGTATTGCTTTCCTGCAGGCCGCGGGAATTGCCGTATGATCTCGCAGATTCCATCGAATTCAGGGTGCAGGGTCGGTTCCCCGCCGCTGATTCCGATCTGCCCGGGCCAATCCACCAGGGATTCGAGGGCCTTCCTGAAATCCCCAAGGCTCATGTGATACCGCTGATCTTTCCGGACGTGTCGGATATGCCTCGAACAATAGATACACCCGATATTGCAGTAGTTCGTAATGTCGATGTTGCAGATATACATTTCATAAATGGGCTTCATTTAGCGTTTCCTTCCTCATCAATCACAACAATTTCAGGGTCTCCACCATTGAGTTTCTTGAGGAACACCTCCCCATATTTAGACAGGGTAGACCTTGGAACAAAAACAGTCCCTCGTTCCAATATGATGGATTGGAGTATTTCGGCCTTATCAACTTCAGGGACAACACCTCCGGTTGCAAATTTCATAGGATTACCTCCAATACTCCGGATCAGCGTACCGGGCCATCTCTGGTTTTGGATCGCACTCGAAAACATCTGCCTCCAGGCCCAATTCCTTCCTTCGGGCTTGATGTCTCAGCCATTGACGCTCAATGCCGTATCTGTCCCTGGCATCCTCTTTGCCATGGTAGTGTATCAGGTCAGCCTCGATGTTCCTGTTGGTCCATAGGCCCTCCTCAAACCCCCACATGACATGATGAGGGGAGTTGACCCATTGCATCCCCAGTTTCCGCCGAATAATCCTGAGTTGAAAATCGGGGTACTGGCCAATCTGGTGAGACTTGATCCAGAATCCGGTATCAGGGTCGGGCATAGCAAACGGTGAATCATCGAACCTCATAAGCTCATAGGATTTCCGGGATACATGAACGCAGTCCACATCGTCCGGCATACCGTTTTTGTCGATATCGGCAAGCAACACCTTCAGTTCAGGAGAGCACTGTTCGTCAAAATCAAGGATGAAAAAGATCTCCCCAAGAGGAATATACTGGAGCAGGATATTCGACTGAATGATCTCCTGGGCATGAAACCATTTCTCCCACTTGTGGGAATAAACCTCGACTTTTGGGAACTCCTTCAATTCAATGACGGTATCGTCTGAACTCCAACCATCGATCACAATGATCCGGCTTACCCATGGCTCGTCATGGATGTCCCCAATGACGGGCTTGACCATTTTTTCCTCATCGAGTCCCTTCATTCCAATCAGCATGGTTCCAGTACCTCCAAAAAGACGTAACGTTTCCCCGTAAACTTCGTGTGGGGTTCAATTGGGTTTGGGGCAAAATCATCTTTGGATGAAATTCTTACGATCTTACACCTCTCAATCAGTTCTGAGAGTGCTTTCTTGGCTTCTGCCTGGCCTACTTCGCTGTCACCAAGCCAGATATTATTGTAATCTTTCCAATCAACCATTTAATAGTTCCTCCAAAGCTTTTCTCACTTTCAACGGTGAGATTGAGTGGATGCATGGCGAAGTGCATTGCGGGTTGGTTCCCCAACAGTGACTCATGGTTTTGCACACGGCCAGCATATCCGGTTGAAGATTGATGATCCTGGCTCCGTACTGCGCCCTGGGGCCAACCACTCTCGCAGGCGCCGGGCCATACAGACATACGGCATCGGTCCCAACAGCACCGGCCAAATGGGACAGAAAGCTGTCAATCACAACGGCAGCCTTAGCGTGCTTCATGACCCATGCACTCTCCCTAAAGGTCAGTTTTCCACACAGATCCAGATCTGATTTACACCTGATATCTGAGGCACCGCCTAACTGGACGATTGGAAGACCGATCCCCTTCAGGACAATATCCATGTGAGGATACGATCGGTACATCCGGCTTCCTCCGGTTGTGTGTACTACGATGAAATCGTTATATCCATATGCTCCAACATCTCTGTCTGGATCGGCTTTCCAGAATAAATCTCCAAACATCTTCAGGTCTGGCATTTCAGGCTTGATAAATATCTCATCCGCCTCCACCTTGCAGAAATACGGGTACATGGAGTAAAGTTTGACATCCAGATTATTGAAACCGCCCGGCAGAATGTGATCCTCATGAGGGGAGTAAACAACCTGATACCTGTTCAACAGCTGGTAATCCCAGTCAATGATTTCGTCTATGTACGGATTTCCCTCAACGATATCGGTGTAAATAGACTGGGTCATGTAGGTCAACTTCATGTTGGGATGTCTCTCTTTAATCCCCTTAAGGCACTGGGTTGTCATGAGGACATCTCCGGCCGATGAATGCTGGGCGAACAACACCTTCTGTATTTTCGGCTTTGGTTTTTGGTTCACAATGTCGCTGAAAACATCGTTGATATCGTCAACGCCGGCAACCCATTCTTTGGCCCTCTCAAGCCCCCTTTCGGCCATGCCCTTTCTCAACTCAGGATCCCTGGCAACCCTCAATATGGCCCTCCTGATATCCGCAACGCGGGGTGCCTTCGCCTCGATTTCAGACTCTCCCCCTTCCGTTACCATGGGGACAAAGGCATCGTCGTTGCATGGCACCATTTCGGCAACGCCCAGTCCCAACTCCGTTTGAGCTGTCGTATCCGTCAGAATGCAAGGCGTTTCGCACAGCATGGCTTCCAGTGGGGTCCACGATAGCCCTTCTTGCATCGAGCAGTTTACCAAGCAGTCCATGGCATTATACAGACCAACCATTTTGTCTATATTGTACGTCCCCGGAACCTTCACGATCAAATCACCAGACCGCGCCCCAAAATCCTTGGCGAGTTGCCTCAAGTTGTGATACCCGTCAATCCTTGTATGCATGTAAAGATTCATCTTCGGATATTGCTTTTTAGCTTCGGTAAACGCCTTCAGCAATCGCTCCGGGGCCTTCCTTACGCAGTTCACGCCAACATATCCAAAGACCAGGTTGTCACTCGGAACCGTTGGAAAAAGTGTTTTTCTCACCGCATTCCGGTTTTCAAGCCTCATGAATTTCTCGCTGTTCAGAAGCGGAGGCCGAAAGTACCGCAGGTTCGGAACATGATCTTTCAGTGTGTCAAACCCGTATTGGGAGTAAACACACGGCATATCGCAATCGTTTATCCACTTGACCCAATCCAACCTGATCATTTGCACATCGTATGGGAAGATATATACGATCTTAAATTTTCTGGAATCACGTAATTGGATAATGTTCTTCCAAATTTCATAATACTGCCAGATATCGATCCCAACAAAACACACAATGTCCAGGTCCAATCGCTGGAGAAGGCTTATCAGACGTGCCTTGCCCCAGTAATCGTTTCGTGATGTAGCGCCTATAAGGGTATAGGGGAGAGGGTCGAAAGCAATTCCGATTGGATCGACGTTTTCGGCACAAAAGCAGGAGAACTCATACTTTTCGGTATCCACCTGGGATGTAATAGCGGACATCATATTTCCATTCCCTATACCGCTATGTGGATGCAGGCCCACGAATAGAACTTTCTTTTTCACTTTCACCTCCAATGGGTGTTTATCTATGATCTTCCTCCACGGTTAACACGTCTATATTAGGAAACCGGCGCGTTTCCACTATGCTCACCTGGTAGTATTCTCCGGATGCAGGTTTCCACCGGTCGAGCACTTGAGCCCCATATGAATGAGGCAGATAGACCTCATTTTTGGATAGGCCCAACAGGGCCAGCTCTTGTTCATCCTCCAGCTCGTTTCCGTATAGGGCCGCCACCTGCATTGCATCACAGTTATCCTTGACGCTTTGCCACTGTGTCTCCTTCAGGTAAGTGTTGGGGTCTCTCACTTCACCGCTTGGCCGCATGAGTTCGCCGCTGTTGACATTGCACTTATAGAGGATGGAATCGTACCACGCCAGGTTTCCTTCAAATATCTTTGGGAGCATATTTGTGACGAGAAACCGTTCGGTACTCACGTCAAACTCGATGACATCCCCAGCCTCAGCGGAGGTGTTATATGCTATCCTGGCCCTCTTGAAATGCTCCAGCGTGATCGGCTTTGTGGCCTGGGAAGTATGGCGGTAAGTCGCGTATTCACCGGATATGTTTCCGGCATCGCGTACAATCGTGTACGCCGCCCCCACACCTGCCAGCATACTCGTGATCTCTGATCCGATTGTCATGAAGCCCTTCCCTCATGGAAGAAGCTAAAGGGTTAGTTGCTCGTTAACGGTTGTTACCACAACAAAAGATCTCGGTTGTGGGCGGTCATGACTCCCCATCACTGGGACTCACGATTACCTTATTATCGTCCCGGTAAGTAGCCTCGGCGCCAGTTCTGTCCTCATACTGGAAGCCAGCGTCAATCTTGGTCCCGAAAATATGGACGGCCGAAACCCCAGCAAACTCATATACGCTGTCCTTCTTGGCCCTTTCAAAATCATCATCCATGTCCTTAATAAGCTTGCGCAGGTTTTCAAACTCTTGCTGGCGGTGGACATCTTCGAATCGGACCTTCTTGGAAGCGCCAGAAGTCAACATAAAGAACAGTGCTCGCTTGGTTCTTTGGATCAGCCACATAATCTGGAAAGAAGAAGTAACAGGGCACGTGAACCCTGTTTCGGCTTCGGCCATATCAACGGCATCGGCATAGTTGTCGGAATCAAAGCTGTCCGATAGGCCCATGATTTCCCGCGTAACCCTGGCAATGAGTTCAGCTTCGGTCATCTAATCTCCTTCAGGCCCGTCCCACTTGAAATCAGGGTGCATCTGCGTCAAGTGACTGTTCAGGCCTTGCTGTGTCCGCAGGACCTTATCGCAACCACTGACAGGGCATGGAAACTCTTTGGGTTTAGCCTCAACATCAGCTTCCAGTTTTTTCTCAAGATCATCGATGATCTTCAGGGCCTGTGCAAGCTCTGCCTTCAAACGATCATTTTCAGCATTGGGAGAGTTACTGCCAAGATCACCCAATACCATTACGGATGGATCCTTTAAATTTACCAGCTCAAGAATGGGCTCTGGGATGGATTCATTTGCATCGTCAAATATTTTATCTCTCGGCCACGTCTTTGATAGCAGTTGGCGTTCCTCTCCTTCTCCTTGTGATATCCTCGCCTTAATCGACGTTAAAAGTTGTACTCTCATAGCTCCCCTTTCTATTTTTGATGGGTTAAAAACTCACTGCGTTTCCCGTGCCAGCGGGGTAAATCATCACCCGCAGATTGGTTGCATTGTAGTCAAAACCCGACTCGGCAGACGCCCAACCCCGTGAGCCGCCCGTGGCTGCATCATAGATGTGGAGTCCGGTTGTGGCGCAGTCGGTGACACGCTTGAGAGTCATTGAAGTTATATCAGTTACTCCGGCAGACATGTTTTTAATATATAGTTTTGTGTAATTTGCCAATCCGGTATGGTAATCTGACCCAGTAACGCCGCTTGATATTAAATAAATTCCAACTCCATAATACATGGCATACCAATTCACTGTCGATGCTGTACTCGCACCAACTGTGGAAATTTTATATAATTCTTTCGCAGAAAGTACGTTTGCATTTTTATAAATTGCACCTGCACCCAAGGTAGTGAAAGTATCAGCATCGTTTATTATTGCTGCTGATTCAGTCCATCCCACCGTTAAATTCCAACCAGCAAGTAAATCTCCACCCAGAGCCTCCCCGCCCCCAGCAGCACCGGCATAGCCAATGAGGTACTTGTCGTTGGTCACATCATAGACTACGACTTTATACCGTGGCGTGTGGGAAGAGTACTGGCTCAAGTCTGTGTCTGGCAACCACAAAAACTCCCCGCCATCCCCCGCAGCGTCAATGTAGGCGGTCTGGTCGTCGAACTGGACGAGGCTTGTGGTTACGCCCTCCACAGTATTCCCCCCGCTTGCCGGTAATGAATTTCGCCCAAGAGCGTACAGGGCGGCTACATCGTCAGCGGATAGGGCGTGGGGGTAGATGCGACCATCGGAGATGAAGCCGGTGAAACCATTGGCATCGCCGTATGATATTTTGATGGCATTTACCTGATAGGCATCAAAAGTCCCAACGCCTGTCGTATTTGTAACATCGACATTATCCATGTAAATCTTCGTGTTTGTGGTGCTTGGTGCCCCACCGTTATGTGTGATGACAACATGATGCAACGATCCGCAGGTAAAAGTGTTTAATCCCTCAATAGCAATACGGCCAAGCGTATTATTGTCTGCCCGATGGAATATAAACTTAATGTAGGTTTTACTATTGATAACCGCTATTATTCTGAAGTTTGTACCAGTTGCACACCCAAAATTAACAAACATGCTATAATCGCCATCAGAACAATCCTGATTGAGCCACATCGATATGGAAAATGCCGTTGCCTTGAAATCAACATCCCCAAAAACTGATGCAGCAACTACATTTTGATTTACACCATCAAAAGTTGTATAAGTGGCCCCCACAACCGGCGCATTCACCAGCGTCCCATGATTGCCACCTGTGCCTACGTCTGAGACAACCGTACTCGATTCCATCCAATCTTGAGTCAGCGGCCAGTGGTCTACAGGTGCTTCTATACCCGCCCATGCCCATGTAGCAGAGAAGAGCAGGACGGCTATTGCTATGAGATATTTTTTCATGGCTTAATATCTTTCAGTCTCGACATAAAAAGTCGTTGATCCTGCCGTTAAAGCGTTGGTGTTCCCGTCTGTCGTGTCAATCGTTGCATAAATCTCAGTGGTTCCTGTCCAGCTTGGCAGATAACCGCCCTGTATAGCCGCAGCCCTTGTCATGCCTGTACCCATGTCGGCATCTGCCAAACCTTTCGTGACAGCGCCGGAAAGGACATCGTGAGCAGCTAATATCTCTGCTGCTCCCTCTGCCGTGATTCCGACTTCCAGCGTGGCCGCTGACACAGTACCACCAGTGTACGCCGCAGTCGTGTCTGCATAAAATCCGATAATCTTGGTCTTGGCCGGAAGGGTAGCAATAACAATCCCCTTGGTGGTATCCGTATCCGAGTAGGCAGCATAAGTGGTCGTAACTTTGTAGAGATGCGAATTAAGATTTCCCGTGCTGTTAACCGTTACTCCAGAGCCAGATCCGGCAGTTATGTTTGCAGTGGTGACTTTCACTAAACCAGCAGGGTCGATTGTAAGCCGCTCTGTTGGGGTTTCAGAACCAGAGGCACTTGTCGCAATCACAACCTCAGTCGGCATATCACCATCGGCTGGCGTACCGTCCACACGAGCCTGAATGTATGCGCCATTGGCCCATGAATCTCCATCGTAGGCTTGCATTTTCCATGTGCCCAAAACGGCGTTATCATCTACCGGAGTGGCATGAGAGGCTTCCGTACCTTCGGCTTTTCTTGTAACCAATGTTGGTGATGTAGCTTCTGTGTCATGATACGCCGATATGGTTACTTCCGAATCAGCACTGTCCTCACTGACTTCTAACAGGGTGTCAGGGGTTGTTGTTCCAATTCCAATACCGTACACCGAATACAAATATGAACCGGATGCATCAAAAGCCATGAAGGTAGTAAGTATGCCATTGATCTGGGCTTGCCAGAACATATCCATATATTGTGCACCAGCCGATGGATCTGACAGATTGCCATAAATCTTGGCATTGACATCGCCATCTTCGCAGTCGTTATCTTTGAAGTTGGTAGTAGGGGTTGGGGAAGCACCGGAAGCGATAGGTCCGGTCGCTGAGACTGTGGTTCCGTCTGTGCTCAGGGGGGAGTCGGCAAACCCCGCTGCGCCACTCGCTACCTTGGGGATGTTATTGTCGGTTACGCCTGTGGGGTCTATGGTAACGAATGTTGGGGAAGCATCTGTGGTCAGGTCTTGATTGACAGCAGATGTATCCTCCACCGTCAACGTCTTGCCAGACCCCGAGAACGTCAGGGTTCCACTGTATCCATCCCCGACAGCAAAAGATTCGTTCAGGGTAAGGGTGTTTGCCTGAGTTACCCCTGTAATCGTGGTCTTCTGACCGTCCACGGTCAGGGACTTGTCGATGTCCACAACCGCCGCCGCCGCAACATCCAGGGAGGCGGTTCCATTGGTGATTGAGAAGGTATTGGTCCCACCTGCTATGGTTGCACCGTTGACCGTAATTGTTCCGGCTACCCCGTCAATATAGAGAGTTGTGCCATCGCCTGTGACGAATGACACCATCTTCCAATACGTTCCATCGCAGGAAACCAGCGCCCCCATTTTGGGGCCGATAATGCCAAGGGTGGATGGTGTATCGTCCTTGACGGTAAGATCTTCTCCAGAGCCGTCAGCAGTATTAATGATAATGAACTGTCTGTCTTTACCAGCTGTTTCAGCAAAGAGGTTTATGTTTCTATCTGCCCCGCCTGGATCAAGAAAATGCACTGGGACATCGGTTGTCGCAAAGGTTTTATCTCCGGTAAGTGTTTCAGTGTTATGGTCGAGAGATAACGATGTCCAAGTAGGCCCACCCGTAAACTCAAGCCCGTCCTCAGTGCTCTTGACAACAGGGACCTTCCCGGCTTCACCAGCATACGTTTGCGGGGTATCCCTGTTTCTGATAAAAGATGGGCGTTCTGCGAAAACCTGCCCGGCAATCGCAAGGATTGTGAAAAATATGATGGTCGAAAAGAGCCTTTTCATCCTCTTGCCCTCCTATCTTTCTGGGAGGCTCAATACAACAGTAACGCACCCGGCCGTGATTTCATTGGCTCTGGCACCCAGTCTGTACTGTGCGTTTGGGTCCTCGTCGTTGTAGTCATCCTCAAGCGGATATGTGAACGTATCCATTGTCTTGGCTGTGGCAAACCCATCGAATGATCTTTCCAGTCGGACGGTCCCCGTAAACTCTCCGCTCACACTGGTGTTGAAGTGGCCCTTCGGGCAAACAGCTTCAGTGAACACATCCTCGCCACTCGCATATATTTTGCGCTCGCAATAAGGCGAATCGCTTGTTTTCGTGAAATCGTCCGGAACGGTTCTTGCGAACGTCTGAACGGTGTGCCCTGGAATGACATTCTGGGGGTTTCCGTCTATGTCCCGGATACGGTACGTAGTTGTCGTTGAATCATTTCTGTAAGTCGGCATCCTTTCCCACCTCCCTCATCGGCATATCTTTCCGACCATAAGAAATAGGAATCCCGAGAGCGTCACGTTTGACGGCTCCCGGGTTCCATTTCACTCGGTCAAACTTATCCAAATAGTTGCGGTTCTGCGCAACCTGTCCATTACAAAAGACATTCAATCGGATAGCCATGATTCGTTTCCTCGCAATTTAGAGGATTGTGGGATTAGTTGCTGGGTTCCAGATCCACAACCACAGCAACATTCGACATCTCAGTCGTTGGCGTAGAAGTTCTGGTTAGCACCAGATCGCAGGTGAACATATCGCCCGGCGAGTAACTCTTTGACGAACTGAGAGCCGCCTGGGTGATACCCGTATCACCACTTTCTTTGGTTGTTTTGTTTGTTGACGCTTCACCGGATACATGTGCAATGACCGGCTGGGTTGTCAGGCAGGTTGTGCCATTGATCTTTACATCAAGGGCCACCTGCAGCGTGTTGGAATCATCTTTCCCGCTTGCCAAAGCCGACATCCAAACATCCGACACATTACCGGCATACTTGGCAGCACCCAGAGGATAACCGCGTATCGTATTGGTAATCTCACCGGAGAAAACAGCTTTCAGCGTGGGTTCAACGACTTCGTTTACCTGCTTTGCAAACCCTGGATTTGGATTTGGTCCCTTGTACTTTCTCGATTTTGCCATCGGAAATCACCTCCTTTCTCCCCGGAGGGGCGTTAAGCCACATCCAGGATGTAGAGGGCGTCTTCCTGATAAAGTACCGGGATTCCCTTGTTCTGGACTCGAACGACAATAGCGTCCGGATCCCATTCCACATGGCTATCCACCTTCAGGCCGTAATGCCTATCCAGGTCGAACGGTGCATTGGCAAATTCAGCGATTTTGTTGTCCTCAACGGTAGAGCAGAACATCACGAATTTGTCCGTTGGAATGTAGTTTTTGTTCGTGTAAACGTAATCTTCCTGCGACTTGTAGGAAGTCGATGGCGCCGATGAAACCGTGACGGTACCGGCCTGCACGTCTACGCTTGAGATGGTCTCCGCTTCCTTGGTGCGAGCGGACACATCATAGAAGGACAGTGTATCTCCGGCCTCGAAGTCCGTCGCATCGTCCACGCTGATCGTGGTGGTCGAATCGGCAGTCACCACCGCAGTCAACCATGACCTTATCTGGTACGTTTCATCGTAAACGACCATGTTCTTGATGTTCAGGAGGGCGCCGAGGGTTTGTGCGGACCTTGTAAAAAGGTCACCGTCTCCAAAGGCCGATTTCGTGAGAAGGTTCTGGATCGATGTGTCCAGAATCATGTACTTCAAAACGTCGGTCGTGAAGATGGCGTAATCGATGATCCCGCCGTTCGCCTTCCGCATCGCATTTCGGGCATCAAAGATGTCCTCAACGATGTTCGCGTTCGCACCGTCATCCCATTGATCGGCCGCCGCAAGGGTGACCACGTTGTCAGATGGGACATTGTAATCGATGGTGTATTTCAAGCCGTTCATCACCGAATAGGTGAATGAGGCCCCGCACATCATCTTTGCGAACATCCATTCCCTGCGCCGCTCCGAACGGTTCTTCAGGGATTGGGTTTCCTTGGCAATACGTTTCTTGGCCGTCATGTACTTGGCGGTCGTTCCAGGCTCACGAAGGTTGTTCAAAAACTCCTCACCGAACGGAATCTTTTCCTTCCAGAAAGCCGCAAAGGCCGCCCCGGCGCCAACGCCCATAGGGGCTGTGGTCGGGGACGGAGACCCGGGCGCTACGAAAGGCGTCAAACCCCGGTTTCCGATCTGGGTTTCCCATTTGATGTTGTCAGACTCCCAGTTGTCCTGACCGAACAACTTCAAGAGAAACAGCGAAGGAGGCGTTTGCCACGTTTCGATGAGTTTCTGAAGTCTTGAAAGTCGAAGATCAGGAAAATCACTTGCTCGAATGGTCATTCTGCTTCACCTCCTTCCAGTTTACGGCAGATAGATGGTCGTGCCCATGTCAGCTGCGCCACTGAGGTCAGCTAAAACCTCAGCGTCATAGCCGTACAAGGCTCCCTCATAAAGTTCAGCGTTTCCAAATACCAAGTTGCCCTGACCGCCTTTTGCATTCTCGCCCGTTCCGGTATCAACCGCGCCAGCAAGGAATCCCTTCGCTTGAACAAATGGGGCTGCCGTTTTGGTTTGGATCCACACGCACGCACCAAGGGTCATGGTCAAGGCTGTAATCGTATTCGCAACCACAATCGCCGCAATGTGCGAATACGTGGTTCGATCAATGGACGAAATGGCCCCGCAGTCAATACCTGAAGCGCCATCATAGGTGCTGTCACCACCACCCAGATGGTCCCCCACCGCGAACTTGTAGCTGTCATCCATGGTCATATAGATCGTTGTGCTTGCAGAAACGTCTGCTGTCAGGTATGCAAGTCCAGGGTAGGTGGTCAACCCAGCGGACAGGCCGTTATCGGCACACACATACGGGACGTACATTCCTGCCCGATTCGTGGACTCCGTAATGATCCCCATTGCGGTACCGGCAGGGATCACACCATACCCGGCAGGGATGGAGATGTCCTTGATCCTTGCCTGCTCCGGGGGGCTTTTAAACAGGGCGCGAAGATCAGTTGCGCCCGTCAACACAGTTCCATAAGGCTGAGATCCGTACATTACGCTTCACCTCCTTCCTCTGCCTGGCCACCGAGAGCTTGCATCTCCTTGACCCAGGCGTCGTCTTCCTCTTCCATTTGCTTGGCAGTTTTGGCGTCAGGATCAGTTTCGTGACCGTCCTTGTCTCCACTGAAGCCCGTACCCAGAACGGATACGGTCATGCCCTTGCCTTCCCATTCCTCAATTTCCGCCTGGACGGCTTGGCTGAAGACTTCCTCATCCAGTGCTCCGTCCTTGACAAACGCATCGGCCTTGACCATCTTCTGAACCTTCTCGTGCATGTGTTCAGGAATGTCACACGCAGAAAGTGCCCTGGTCCAGATACGGTCGGCCGCACTGTCAATCCGGTTGCGCTTCTCCTGTTCCGTGCGGATGTAATCCGACTTTTCCAACTTCAGAATCCGCTCCTCCAACTGTTCCTTCTCCACGTCCTTTTGCTGAAGTTGGTCCTTGAGATCCGCAACCTGGTCTTCGAGGCCTTTCTTAACGGCTTCGAAGGAGGCTTTAAGATCCCGCTCGGCCTCATCCCTGATTTCCTGATACAAATCCGGGCTTTCGGCTTTGAGTTCCTCAATGGTGTTCGGCATTACCTTCACCTCCTTTTTGGTGGCCCCCTTCTGGGCCTGTTCTTTGTGGAAACCGCCGACCGATTCGACGGTAAGATCAACGTCTTCATCCGCAAAAGCGGTTGACCGAGTATTCGAGTCGTACCCAAAGACACAAACAGAGGCTTCCTTGAATACTGATTTCCGCCATATTGACGCCGGGCCCTTCACGGTAAGGCCGTTAGCCTCTCCGGATTCACCGGCCTCAATTCTTTCGACTGCTGTTGGCATTGCGTATATACTTGCCTCATAGGGGAAGCCTAATTTCGATAGCTTTCGGAATTCTTCGCTGACAGGAGTGTCAACAAATTGCGCCGAATTGAACTCAATCGCCCCCATGGAAATGTCTGGCTTTTTTGCAAATGCGATTTTACGGTTGGTATCGTGGGATTCGAGAATGGGATAGGTTGATTTCGGAAACTTCATTCCAGACAGGTCAATCAGGAGATCACCCCAATACCAATGCTTTGGGATTATCCCTCCGCTGTACGCAACCATCTGGAACCCTTCCTCGTCGCCACGGCTTACAGCTCTTGCGAACCCCTCATGATCCATAAAATGAAGGGCTGACTTCGGGACCTTCATTTCAACTTCCATGGACTGCTTCTCCTTTTTCTTGCTGGTCTTGCAGGCCGGCAAGTCCGGCCAATGTCTGCAAACACACTTTTTAATTCCCGCAGGGTTAGGTGCGTGACGCGCATAAGCAATGGCGGCAATGGCCCTTTTTCGGGTATCCACCGGGTATGTGCCTTTTGGGGCCCCGCCGCTTGGTCCGCAGAACGGTCCCTTTTTGTAAGTGCCAGCATTGGATCCGCCCGGCTTTTTGCGATCATCTTTCGTAGCGAAAGATTCGCGTTCTTCTGGTGTAACCCCAAAGAACTCATCGTGGGCCGCAATATCAAAATTTGTGCTCATCGCTTATTCCCCTGTCCCGGAAAAGCGAAGGGCAGAGTAGTAGGTGTGGGCGGCCCACTATTCTGCCCTTTCGCTCACTCCCCGTTTTTTCAGGCTGGCCTACCGTCGAAACAGGGTCCGGTTGTTGGGAGGATCACCCTGGCGTTATTGATCCTGTTGTGAAGCCTTCTTCCCTTTTTTCGGGGGTTCGGCTTCGGTTGATTCTTGGTGTGCTTCCTGGTCCACCGCCAAAATCGTCTTGGGGAACCGTTTGTCTTCCGTCGCTTTTTTAAGCCTCAGCCGCTTGTATCCTCTGAATCCTAACCTCTTCAGGATGTCTTCGTTCGGAATGCCTGCCGTATCGTTCAAACTGCCATGCTTAACGCCCAACATCGCCTTCGCCATACTCTCAATGTTTTCTATCTGGGACACCGGGAAGGTTGTCTCGATACATCTCTCCGGCTTTTTTTGAATTTCCTTGAAAATCGGTTCCTGGTTCTTGTCAAAATCAATCGCCTCTTCAACGGTAAAGGTCTTCGGAAACCCCGCAATTTCTGATTTCAGAAAGAAGATGTTTCCCCAGAAGTCCCACCTGAGCCATCTTTCAAAGGCAACAATCTCGTCTGATACCCGATCGCTAAGGGGGCCCCGGGACGCCTTTACGCTTGCAAATGGCCCCGACGCCCTTCCGGTCGTAATGTCCTGGGGCTCATTCAAACCTGAAGAGATCATCTGCATGATGTCCGTATCGCCGTCGCTGATCCTTGGAAGATTCGGAAACTCGGCCTTCACTTCCATATTCGGGCCAACGACCAAGGTTGACCCCGGCGTTTTCACTGCGCCTATCCCGGTTTTCTGTTTCTGCTCGTCTGTAAGGGTCAGCCAGGTAAGCCAGCTTTTAACATCGGTAAATCGGATTACCCAGACGTATGCGCCACTTGATTTCTTGTGATCAATCTCATACATCTTGAGGTTTTCCCAGTGGTTCAGCCATTGGAGGATGGTTTGCAGGTGTGACGTGCTGCGCTTTGTGATAAGACCCAGATCCCATGACACGATGAATCGATTGAATCCCCCTACGGACTTAAAGGCCTTCGCCCTGGTCCTGCAGGGATCCAGCATTTTGGAACTGAAACCGTTAAGAGTCTTGGCTACCCGGTATAGTTCAGGATATCGCGCCATATAAATGGACGGGACATGTTCCTCAATGTCGTTCTCCGTGTCCTTAATGCAATAAACAAGGGGCATCCTGGTTTTGCGTGGATGGAAGAGAATCCCATACTCGTTCTCCCCGTCGATTACATCGGGGTCTATGAAATCAATCTCAATAAACCCGTCCTTATGGCAGGTAAAACAAAGATGTAGCTCGCCGCTGATAAATGTCCGGGTCACATATTTTGGCCAATAATCGTACAGCCTGTTGCGATAGTCCGTTTCGGTTTCGTCAATGACTGCGTCTATTTCCGGGATGTCCGATACGGTTGCGAAACCTTGGCCGGTAAGGCGGCCCACAAGGCCGCGAGTGGAGGTGTTGACATGAGGATTTGAATGGAATTTGTTCCAGATATGTGCGTGGAGGTATTCCCTGCTGATTACAGAGCCGTCTTTTGATGTGGATCCAACTACCGGAAAGCCGTCAGTATCCCGAGCCCCCTCAATTGCTGAAGGAGGTGCGTATTGCCACGGATGGGCGAACTGAGCTTCAGCCCAATTCTCTTCCGTTAGCTGTATCTTTGAATTTTCCGGCATTTCATGGGACATCCTCTTGTGAAACACATCTGTATCAACGGTACAAAAGTGCCTCAATGAGACATATATGTATCATGAAATGCTAAAAAAATTGGTTTGTCAATAAAAAAGTGACCTAAAAGGCCACTTTGATGTCATTTTGTTCCTGAGATGCACAATACAGGTCAATATTTCCCCAATAACCCCTCTGCCGGGAAAAATGTTCCGAAATCCATTTTACCCTTTCTCTCTCGGAAATCGACCACCGTTAACTCGCGGCCGGCGTACATTCCGCCGCCTATTGTAAAAATGGAATCGTCCTGTACGCCACCCTTTATGTTCTTCTCCGGACTTCCGAACCATCCCGCCTTCTTTCCAGGCGCTGGGGGCTGATGAATGAATTCCGTCGCTTCTTCTATGAGGATATCATCCTTCTTGTAACCTGGTACTGCCAATGGTGGGGCCTTGAATTGCCCAAATTTCGCAGCGTTGAAAAGCTCCGAAAACATCGCCTTCTGCTGAGAATAATTTGGGCTCCATATTTGGAGCTTTATTCCTCGTTCTTCGCACCATGGCGCGAGATCCCAAACGCCCCATCGTTCTCCCCCAAGGATATCCAACCCACCAAAAGTGTCATGGATCACTTGAAATCTATTTTTAATCCCCTCTAAGCTGTGATCTTCCACATCATCAAGATACAGAAGAATATACAGGTACGCCGGGATTTCTCCCTCTGCTGCTATCAGCGGATTTCTCCTGCTTCCAATCAGCCCTTTCATAATGGCCGATACGATAGTCCTTGCAGACGTTCTTTTTCCTTCCGTTGGATCAGCACGGTCTATGGAGCCCATGATCGCCCAATCGGTATCATAAATATTGCTCAACGTTTCAACGTCAGTAGGCTCCGGAATCCTTGGCCTGTTCTGATCCGTTCGCAACCGAAAAATGTCCTCGATATGCCAAAGCTTCTTCTTGATCACCTGAATCTGGTTTTCGACATTAGCCTCGATACCCCGCTCTGCGAATTCAGCTTTCGTCTCTTCCAGTTTCGTCTTTTCATTGATTAGCTCAATAAGGGTATTGTGAACGTTGATGGCCCTGTCAACCCCCAGATAATGCATCGCCTCGATTGTCTCGGGTTTAAAGAACTTTTCTTCGGCGGACTCCCATAGATTAAGAAAGAACTTCTCAAAATCACCGAACGGAAATTTGACTCTAAACCCATTGAGTTGGGCAACTGTCGCATTTGGGTTCCAATAATCTGCCGGGTCCCCTTCTTTGCTAAATCGGTACGAAAAGAAAAGAGTTGGGTCTTCGCCTTTAATATACGACTCGTATAGGTTGTGGAGGATATGATTCTTTGGCGACACGGTTGAATCGATCGCTCCCATGGCATTCGGGATCCACCGCGTCGATCCATCCAGCTCTGTAAAAAACGTTGACTTGACCATTTTAAACAGATCGCTGAAGGTGTAGGCATTGATATTGGAGAGAAGTCCGGTGTGGGATGATATAGGCTTGATTTCCGACTGGATGCTATCGTATCTGTCTGTTAGGGTAATAGCCTGTTTCTTCACATTCTTCAGCCCTATCAGATTTATGAGCTTTGGCGAGTTTTTTATGATATCTTTCATGATATCATAGTGGACAAAAGTAACCTGGTCTTTACTGTTGGCGCCACAAAGTATCTTCTGCCTCTGAAAAACGCAAAACCTCCAAAGCTTTATCAGGCATACCAGGAGCGACTTACCCTCTCCGCGAGGCCAGCAAAAAACTAACAGGCGGTAAACAAATTGGCCTTTTTCCATTCTAAGGGCTTCACGGATAATTTCTTTCTGGGCCTCCCACATTTGCTTGTACGACTTGCCTGTTTCAGGGTGAAGGTCGTCCGGCAGGTCCCTAAGTGACACCCACTTCTTTGCCGTGGAATCAAAGGGGACGACCTCAATATAGGCGTTATCTTCAGCCCATAAGATAAACCCTTCGGCACCGTTTGTATATTCCGGCTTATGCTTGTAGATGTAGTCGTTGCTATTCATACATTCCCTTCAAATTGATTTGTTGTGCGATACGTGGTTTTCCCCCACACCACTCCCGCTCCCTAAGCGGCTTCTACAAGCGGCTATTATTGGGTAGCCTTGCCCTGCATGGATCTATGCTATTTCCATGAAGCGTACCTCTCATTGAGGTCCAACCGGAGGGGCTTTCACCTTAGTTACTCGCCTGAATGCATCCTCCTTCTATCGCACAACAAAAGCATTAGGAATTTTCATCCCAGCCCTGGGCCGCCTCATAGCCCTGCCCGTCTCGCATGAGATCATCCATGCTTTTTCCTGCAGGCAGTGGCTTTTTCCTTCCGAATTTCTGGTTCCAGAGCTTGTCCAAGCCAATATCCTTAAGCTCGGCCCTGATCTCTCGAATCAGTTTGGGCATTTCTATAAATTGCGGTCGCGTGTGAATCCTTCCCTTGCTGTCCTCATAGTCTGTGCTGTCAACTGAAAAAGTTTCCAAAAGCATTCGGATATACATATGATACAGAGGAATGACCAGAAGGCCAAGTCTGTCCAGTTGAGACTGGACAATGATATCGCCTATGCCGTTATCTGGATCCACCCAATCACGATAGAGAGAGGATAAGAAGTTGTGAATAACCTTGCAGGGCCCCATTTTTTTCTTGTAAGTACACTGATCATAAAGGGGGCACTTTTCACCTTTGCATTCCTGGACATGGGCGATGTACCGCGCCTGCATACCCATAACGGTCCCGACTTGCGTTTTCAGATCTCGACCGACCTTTGACTGGTCAACAGCCATAATATTAAAACCCCCTCATGTAATTTTCTTCTTGACATTCCGATACCAATGGTTTAAATTAGAGTCATCCTGTAACCTTACTGTTTTCCTTTTCAAAAGCCCACTGGCAAATAGCTGGTGGGCTTTCTCAATCCATCACGAAATCGTCCTCATCATCCCATCTCCACATTTCACTCAATGCGTACTTAGGCCTTATCGCTGGGAAATGGCCGCACTCCACTATTTCGATAAACCCTTTCTTAATCAATTCGTCCGCGGCCTTCCTGAATGTCGGCTTTGACATTCCGTATGAATCTGTATGGCTGAATTTAATGTAATCATCATCACGGTTGATAATCTTTCCGCGGGAGTCCTTCAGGTTCCGCCGCGCCTTGAGCTGAACGTAAAAGTCTCTGGCAGACCTCGAAAGGCTTTGCCAGGCTTCGCTGTGAAGAAGACCATAATCAATCTGAATATGTTGCGTATCCGAAAAGCGTTTTATCGCCACACTGGATGCCCACAGGTTTTATCATGGTTTTTGGAGTTCTTTCCCGCATTTATGGCATAGATAAACGGGATATTCGAGGACGATGTTCTTCCCCGTTGCGTTGCCGGGGGCTAAAACGCTCACTATTGCGACCCGGTAGGCCTTATCAAAGAATTCCCCGTTGCAATCGAGGCAAATTGCCGGAGTTGCCTGGGATGGATCAAAAGGTGGTGGTTGCTGTCTTGGCATAATCTTTATCTCCTATTTGATTCGAGTTCTCAAACCGATACCATGTCGGTTGCATCGCATCATGCGATAGACCAGAAATGGTTTCGCAAAAGCCAGAAAGAACTTGGGCGGGGAAATGGGTTCCCTCCCCAGTCTAATATCAAACCAAAAAGTAAATCTGTACCATGACTGATACCTGAGGGCCAAAAGCTTTTTCATTTCTTCTGCGAAGTCGTGGAATGCATCGGCAGCGGAATAAAAAACGGCAACATCATTATCGTAAGGACCACTGCTGTATGTTCCGGTATAAGTGGTGTCGCTACTATAGGCGATCATTCAGTTGCCTTCCTGATAATCCGTTTCACGGTTCCATCGCTTGAATAGCGATTTCCATCGAGTTTATCGTCTATCAGCTGGATCCCAAGCTTGCCAATAGGAAACCGAGTACATACAGAGTTCATCATAGAAATGTTTTAGGATTCTCTTTATAATACTCCCAAGATCTTGGCCTTCGAGTAACGAATTATTCGCCATCAGGCTTTCCCTTTCAACTCCTCGTAAGTCCAAAGGCATTTCCCCTTCCTCAACCCCGGGTTCCATACGGTGCTGCATCCATGCTCGGCGCCCAGCCATGCACAACAGCGTTTTCTGCAGAACTCCCGATCCACCTCGTCCTGGTTCGGCATGGATTCAAGCCTGAAGCGTTCCAAGATGGATAGATCTTCGTCCTCCACTACTGCACCACCCCTGCCGGTTTATTCCCCATGGCATCATGAACCTTCTTTCTCTTGTCCATAACAAAAGCAAGGCTCTCCGCAATTTGTGTGGTCATTTCTTCCAGGGTCACCATTTTTGTGATAACCATAACGGCCGCGATATCGTGGAGAAGGGCAAGATTGTTCAGGTCCTGGCGATCGAGGTTGTCCAGGGCAGTTTGAATCTTATCTATTTCAGTCATTATTGCACCGTTTTAAAGAATTCCCAGGCAGAATCGGCGTCCAATACGGAAACTGTCTCTTGGGAAATATCCTTCCTCATTTCTTTTGCCTTTTCAAAACTGGAAGGAAGGAATTCCACGATCTGCTTTTGGGTAGTGAACCCTTTCTCGATCAACAGCGTGATGATTGTATGCGCCAAAGCCGTTGTTTGAACGTCGGCTTTATCCAGATCGTTTATCGCCTTCCAGATTTTTTGAATAGCGGTCTTCAAGTCTGTTTCTGCCACAGATTATTCACCCCCTTTTTATTTTCCTTGGCCCATTGCCGTGCTATCTCGCGGTCAATTTCTTCCTGTGTAGACTCGATCCCGATATAGCAAGTGGCCTGCTCCATAATGCGGACTATTTACTTTGCCCTTACGAAGTTTTTACGAAATATCTCGTATGGAGTTGCGCTTTGATGGTTCACGGAAGTCTCCTGAAAAAAGAAATTGGCTTAGCCGAATAATCACCCAGGCCATTATGGCCACAACCAACATGGCCGCGCTTGCGATTATGGATCCGAGTTCACGGATCATATCTTCCCCTCAGTTAAGCGATACCAGTTTGCGAATCGATCTTTCAAACTGTTTACGTCGTGCCTTTTTCCTGTAAAATCGAAATACAATAACCTTTGGGATGAACCATAAAACGAAAATAACGACAACGCACAGGCTGAAGAGGCTCCACAGTAATGTCCATACAGGTTTGGGAAGTTTTAACATCCGCTATTGTCATCCATACTGGCCAAATGTATGACTAAAATGATAAGTAAAGCTATCCCCATGCCACCAAAAAACCATAACCAATTCATGCAAGTTTCCATCTCTCTCCTTGAACTCGTATTTCGTTCATTTCAACCATCCCATCAAGGAAGCGAAGGCGGCCGCATTGAGGGCAAACGCAAAAAGTAAAAATGAGCTAACACCGTCCTTCAGCAATGTCCTCGACCAAATGGTGACCCCCACAAGAACCGTGTTCGCAAAACATAAAGTGGTTAGAACCTCCAGTGTCGTTTCCATACACACATCTCCACATTGATGATTAAAAACTCCCCCTATTTTGCGCTACAGGGGCAGGCCCTTACCCCCAGGCGGTGCGGGGGGAGTATCGCCGCTCATTTTAGGAGGACCGTCATTGCCTTAAAAATCCATCCAACTGTGCGTAGGTTGATCTGGATTAAATCGATATTCCCAAATAGCCCATATCGGGGCTCCAATAAACGCCATGCCAATCGCAATAAACAGTAACCAAAACAGCTGGAATAAACACGCTATCAGTATTAGGTATAAAATCAGAATTGAGATAATAAGAAAAAGTTTCATCCCGCGACCTCATCCTTTCATGCCATTATCCCTCCAGCCATTCAACGGCCTTATCGTAAGCCTCACCATATCCATCCCCCACATGACGGTACAGATCGCTCTGCATCTCACGCGGCAATGACTTATAGCAGACATAACAAAACGACCTTCCCGGCTTTTTCGGCCTGCCATCTCCCCCTCCCATACATCCCTCAGGCATTATGGCGAGATCGCCTTCCCCAACGACCATCTGGTGAAGATTTTCTATAGAAAGCTGGTTTCCGTCTTTGTCTTTCATGGATTTTCAGCCTTTCTGGAGGGTTTTACTGTAAGTTACCCTGTAGAAAAATGAATTAAGCCTTACTTTGGGTTTATCTAACTCCCTCTACCCATCCTAGTTAAATGTCATACATTAGTCACTTTGCTTTAGCTCTTTAAAACTGCTTAAGACCAAGTATTACCAAGTATTTTTACATGACATAACTTATTGATTTAACTCACGATCCGCAATATAGGTAAAATTTCTTTACGTAAAGTTTTTTTACCTATATTTCTCAATAGGTAAAGTTTTTTTACCTATATTTCCGGGCAATCGTCGAAATAGGTAAAATTTCTTTACCTATATTTCATTTTCTATATACATATATACTAAGGACCATTTTTCGCACATTTTGCCTGTGGCCTTAAGCCCTGGGGAAACGGTCACTCTGCCCTCGCTCGTATCCCATTTGGCTTTATCACCGAGCTTCAAGGGTGGCCGGTCGGCCTAACAAGATGCTGCGCCCACCAGTATCATAATCACTATCACTGAAAGTGATGCCTCCAGGTTCTTGCCCCTTCTTAATCCGGACATCCACATCACACGCGCCCTCGTGAGTCTTTACGGCCTCCCGGGCAATCCTCACAGCATCGTCCCCGCTCACCGCATTGTACGTGACGGAGATCGTCACCCGATACATAGGCGTCTTCTGTTCATCCTGTTCATCCGCAACCGCACTCGCTCCAGTAAAACAGAAAAGAAACACTAAAAAAGCTGTAATTATCAATCTCATCACAACCCCCTCTTCATGGTTCTAAGATTTGGTACCTCCAAACTTCATACGCCTCTTCAACATCCAATAACGTCTTCAGTGCTGCCTCCATCGGTTTCTTCCCCATGTAAAGATAAATCTGGTATATAGCCTGTGCCGAATCCCATTGGGGTATATATGGGGAAAAATCATTGATAACATCAATGTCTACAAACTCATAACTCCTGGTTTTGAAATTATAAAAACCAACTTCCCCTGCGATACATACAGAGCTGCAGAAAAGAACGGCCAGGATAATTACCCCAAAAACCTTCTTCATGCTTCTTCACCTCCTTATCACCCGGTCCATTTCTCCCTAAAACAGGAGAAGTCACTTTCCATCTCTAAAGAATGGGAACGACAATGGCACAACCTGACCCCTTCATACTGGGCACCCATGTATATCCTGACGGGATTCCAGTACCTGCATTCTGGACATGGGGGCGCTTCTATCGGAAGCCTCTCTGGTTCTTCCTTGAAATCATCCCAGGGCTTCCATGTTGTAACAGCAGCTTTCTTTTTGGCCATATTTTCCTCCTGCCCTGTGCCGCCTTCCGGCGTCACGAGAGAAAATAAATCACTCTACCGGAAGCAGCTTAAAAATGATTCGGTCATTATTGATCCGTTCCACCTGAAGCCTGCTCCCTTTAACCATCACAACTTCACCCACCTGGAAGATACCCCTTGACTTCGGGTATTGCCGCCTTAATTGATTTACTCTGTCTGCAAAATCTCCACCATCAAGAGCCTCAAACCGCTCAAACCTTCCTTCACCTGTGTCCATATCGATCCTCCTTAATCGCAATGTGCCGGTTTATGCTTGGGGCAAACCCGATCAATAAATACCCGTCAACCCTTATGGGCGGTTGATAAAAAGCAACAGGATTCCTCCAATTTTTTCCCTTTCGATAAATCAGCCTGGCTAATCGCAGTGATACAATAGAAAGCCAAAGCTGACTGTCAGTATCTCTATTCCAGAACCCAACAACACTCTTCCCATATGTGTACGCAGTATCCATATTTATTCACATCCTCCAGGTATCTCCATAATGTTTCCAGCTGTACCACTCACAGTAAATCACCCCGAAAACACAAATTAAAACCAAAATCACAAGCCCCCACCAGCTCATCAAAAAATCCAGGATAATACCCATATCTCGTCACATCTTTCTGGCCTTACCAAACACAAAACAGGTTTTTTATGTGCATTATAGGCACAGCAGAAATAAAACGTCAAGAAAAAAATCTGCCCTATTTTAACTTTTTTCGCCTATCGGTTTCCTCGATTTCGGCTCCCTAGATATCGGAATTTCAGGATAAAAAATTGTGGTTAGTACCCGGCGACGGCAAGGCCCCCCCGGGCTTCCCAAACAAGCGGAGGGGGGGGTCAAGCTATTGATATCACAACATAAATAAACCAAGCCGATGACTTTATAGGGTATAAAGTAGGCTCGCTGATCGTGTCAAAGTGGGTATGTCGATATACCCATTAGTGGGTATGGTCATATACCCATTATGATTGCATGATAGTGGCCGTCATCAATTCCTGTCCCCTCCCCCTCCCCTCTATAGATATCTCTCTCTTGCATTGTCCTATTGTCCAGCTTATCAGTCGGTTATCCCATACCCTGGGTGTGTCACAAGGCCATGACGATGTATCCTGTTGATATCCTATGGCATGGTATAGGCTCAGTGGTGTGGTGTGCTGTGGGTGTGCTGGGCGTGCTTATGGTGGTTGTGGTGGTGGTTGCTGGGCGTGCTAGGGAAGGTGAGCCGAGTCAAGTCCCTTCCCTTGTGGCTCAGTGGCAGGTGGATATAAAAGACAAGGGACTCAAGGCGATGGTAGTGCCTCAAGTCCCTTATGGTATGGCAGGTGGTTGGTGGTTAAGAGTAGTTGCTCAGTGACAGCCAAGGCTGGCAGTCAGTATGGTTATCCACATTATGCTTGAAGTGACTGGCTAAACTGTTTCGTTTGATGGATTCAGATTCCTTGACAATGGGAGTCAAGTCCCTTGACTTGCCTTTAACCGGGTAATAGTCTGGGATATGATCCGGATCACGCTCCGGTTTCCCTTGTGGTATGGGAGTATCATTATAAATAGGTGTAGCAGATACGCCGACTATGGCCGAATGCTGGTTGAAACAGCGAGCGCTGTCTTTTCTAAACTTTTCCAAGTCAGTCTGTTTTCCAGCTCTACGATACCTTTTTAAAAATCCGATGCGTGATGGTTTGACTTCAATCTCCGCCCAAATGTCCCCGCTTGAATAAACCCCGCTCCCATAATACCATGCACCTGCCATATCTTTTATAGGAAGGGATAACAACTTCCTTTGGATAGCTTGACAGTTTTTCGTAATGACAGTTCTATCAATGCCCATCTCCTCAGATATTTCCTCTTGTGTTTTGCCTCCAAGGTAACGTTTGGCGAAAACCTTTCGTTCTCTGGATGAAAAAAGATACCTTCCTTTGGAAGTCTTTTGCGTTATGATCCACTTATAAAGGTAGTAATCTTTGGGGATTGAGACTGCAAAAGTCTCAATCTCATTTCCGATGTCGGTATCAGATAGAGAAACAAGATTTTCTTTCTGTTGTTCCGTGTCGATACGCTTGGAGCGAATAGCTGATTTTAGATAGGCTTTGAAATGGTTATCATCATTAAACTTTTTCCCTGTTTCCAAGGCTCGAACTATGGCCGATTGAATGAGGTCTTGATCGGTTACCTTTGACTCCTCTTGACGACTTGAGAACTCCATCAAATCCTGATAAACCTTTACCTTTTCCTTTTCCATCTTGTAACCCTCCGTTTGTTAATGTTTACGCCGACTTACTAAACAATCCCATATCCTTTGACTCTTATTATATACCTTTATTTGTGCGTGTCAAGACCTTTTTTGAAAAAAAATGGAAAAAAGTGACCTTCACTTGCACATTTTTTGCGCTCAGATCGTTTAAGGTATAGAGAGAGTTTATTTATCTCTCATATTTTGGAAGGGAGGGCTTGCTTATGATCCTAATTGATATCCAGGATTATTTTGTATGTTGTCTAATTGCCGTATCCTTCCTGATTGCTATTCTGTAAAGGGAGGGAATGCCTATGGCTGAAGCGACATTTACTGATCGACATGGAGCCGTATGGTTCCGATGCGATCATAAAACGAATGCGATGCGAACCTGCTACGCATTCCGCAACGTCGGGCGGACCCTATATTGCCGCCCGATAAAGCGAGTCAAGCGGCCTGGATTCTGGCGCCGCTTGTTTTCCATAGTGCTGTGAACCCTTATCGTGCGCCCTGGGTTTTCCGGGACGCACCATTAAGGGCTTACGCCCTTACGTCTGCCGGGTGACTGACCTGGCCGGGCCATGCTGGCAATCCGCCCATGATCCAGCCGGGTCGTGACGGTCACCTGTGGACACCTCATGGGAACGCCTGCGATCCCATGTTGTAGGTGCGCCTGATAGCGGGGAGCTGATTAGTATTCGGCCATGATCCGCGCAGTACGTCGGGCACACCACTTAGCAGGCTCGGGACCGGAAGCCCTATGTGTCCGGTCTGACGGTCTACCCTTGGTGGTCTTAAAGTGAGCGTATTACGCCGATACCGGGGAGTCATAGGGTGTCTTGGCATGAGACATAAAAATATGCTGGGTGCGACCTGCCCAGGCTTACCAGGTCGGGGACGCCTTCCGCTGCGCCGGTATGCGGTCAAGTTTGGATGTCCCTACTCACAGACTGGCTCGTGCAACCATGCTTGCTTCGGTCAAAGCAGTATGTGCGCTCTGGCAAGGCGTTGAATTGCTGGGATCTCCATGTCCCGGGCTTTCGGGTCTATCATGAGAGCGGTTTGTCCGCCGCATAAGGCACGTCGGCTTAGGGCGTAAATCTAAGCTCTTTCGGTCTGAGGTTTGATCGGGAGCCATAGCGGTTGAGATACCGTGCTGATGATTTCGTAAACGAACGGCATACGGAGCAAAGGGTCGAGTATGGGTGCGAACGATACCTTGCCAGCTTCGGGCGGGGGTTGCTGTTTAAACCGCAGAAAGTCTGGAGCATTGATGTTGCTGGGAGTTGCGAGAAAATCTGCACAACTTTTGAGACCGCACTTATATGGCAAGCGAGAAAATCTGGATCGGGAGAATCCCTCCGAAACTCCCCGACCCTTGCCTTTATGGGGGGTCGGTGTTTCATACTGTCCGTGACCTGTCCTTCCGAGAAACAGCTCTGTCCTTTACTGGGCATCTTTGGACGGAATGCTTTACGGGTCATGGGCAGAATTGAGACAAGCGGGAAAATCCAACGGGGGAGAAAAATCATGTATTGCAAGCGATGTGGTGTTCCTCTGCTTGGCGGAGGCATCTGTGTTGATTGCCTGACTCCTGAAGAATATCTGGCGATCTACGGAAAATGTCGAGATACCACGATTAAGACAATGAATATGCCTGACGGGAAAATTTGCGTTACCCAAGGCAATCATCGTGCTATCAAAGCCCAGTGACATCCATACTGGGAAATTTTCTAACTTGGAGGGTACTATGAGAAGAGTAACGAAAGATGGGAAAGTCTATATCCTGCGGAAAAAGAAAATTTCCTGATCTCTTACCTGACACCTCCTTCCATCCTGTGTGCGCCCTGGGGAAACCTGGGGCGTCCCACCTTTCCTGAAGAAAACTAAGCCGATTTCCGGGAAAATCTGTCCTGGGTCGGCTTTTTGTGGTTAAACTCTCCGTTGTGAGGGCTGTCGAGGGCAGCAATGAGCGGGAAATAAAGGATCGGTCCCGGCCAGAAATGGCCTAAAGATGGGTTTTGTGTCCGTGTACGCTGGCGATTTCCCGTTCTTTGGTGTCCTTGACACCGTAATCTCAAATACGGGGGGAGAAAAATTATGGAATCACAGAAAATTCTGGTAAAGGATGTCCAGGTCGATCCGAATCAGCCCAGGAAAACCTACTCCAATATGGAAGGGTTGGTCGAATCCATCAAGACGAACGGGTTTGATCCCTATCGGGCGATCCTGATTCAGTCCAATCTCAATCCGGACGATCCAGATGGCAGGAAATTCCAGACCATCTGGGGAAACAGGCGGACGATGGCATCCGAGAAGGCCGGGGTTGAATACCTGTGGGCATACGTTGCCGATGGCATGAGCGAGCAGGAAATTTTCGAGGCTCAGCTTTCAGAAAATGAGCACCGGGAAGACCTCCTGCCGATGGAACGTGTCTTCGCCATTAAGGACGGCCTGGAAAAAGGTCTGTCGGTAGGCAGAATCGCCAAGGTTCTTTGCGTGTCGGTTCAGACGGTCAAAGCCGACCTGGAATTGTGCGATCTGGCGCCGGACCTCCACAAGTTCGTTGACAACGGCCAGCTTGCCAAGGAAGTTGCGAGAAAGTTGGCATCGGCCACGACCAATGGCGAGAAATGGGACGCTGCCCGTCAGATGAGCGTTTTCAATAACTTCGTCAAAGGGGCTGGGTCCACCGGGAAAAAACTCGCGGCCATCCAGGCATACATCGACAAGGCCAATCAACAGGATCTTTTCACTTTGGCCAAGCAGGACGCTGCGGAAAACGGTGGCCTGTCCAAGGCGAGAAAAGCCAGCATCGCCTTTCAGAAAGCGGTGACCGCATACGTGAACTCAGGGTTTTCCTGCCATCCCAACGTGATCAATGCGAGAAAGCGGGATGTCCGGGAAATTCGGCTGACCATGCAGGAACTTAAAAAGATATCCGACACGACTCTCGCGCAGTTGGACGCCTTTGATGCGAAAGTCGAGATGAATCAACCCAAGCAAGAGGCCGCATAATACGCCGGCCTGTTCTCCACATAGCCTGGTCCGGGAAAATCCGGGCCGGGCTTTTCGTGGTAGAGGAGCAGGCAACCTTTCAGAAAACCTGCCTGGTCCCAAGCTGAAGCGGGGAGGCGGCTACCAGCGCAAACGCCGC